TGGCATTGAGATTTTGAAGATCAATAGATATGGGGCTATCATTAGTATCAGAAACAATAGCTTCGTTTACAATATCTTCGATCGCACCGTCACACTCAGGGTAGAGTGCCATTGAACGATATCTACGAATTAGATCATTTTCATTTTTATAAACACCCTCAATATCTACAAAACTGCCATAAAACCCCGAAGAGACGTAGTGGTCCGTACCATCATTATTACTTGGTGGTACTGGAGATACTACACTCTCCGGGGTCTTTTCATTATCTTCAATTGAGAAACCAAATAATCTCGCCATTTCAAGTAAATACTAGGATCTATCTCCTAGTATTTATAACTCAAAAATCACGCATCTGCAGTTCCAGTTGCGACAGATTCATCAGTAATGGAACCTGTGTTAGCACCTTCACCAGCTGCGGTCTCATCGGATTCACCAATAGTGAAGTATTGAACCTGGAAGGTTACAGTGAATTCTTCAATTGTGTCAGCACTGTCATAACTAAGTGCAATCTCACTGATCTCAGAAGGCCAAATGTCATAGAACTTATAGCTCCTCAGAACACTGACAGTTCCTGGACTATTCTTATCCGAGAATGCCTTGTTACCACGACCTAGTTGCTTGACATAACCATTGGTCATGTAAGAGGTTGGATTAGTAACACCAGTGTTGTCAATTAAGTTCGATACAACATCACTCCACTTCTCAAAAGCGGTTCTCAGAGTAAAGTCCTCATCGTTGATGATGGTGACTGTCCACTCAGCGAATGTTCTATCACCAGCGACTTTCAGAGTTCTACCTCTAAAAGGAACACTGATTGGATTCACTGTTGAAGCTGGAAGTTGAGCTGCTTTACACAAAAACTTAAAGTTTTCTGTATAAGCAGTCCATGGATCTGAGGTATCTGTATCTCCACCTTCGCCACCGCCAGTAGCATCGACCGCACCAGTTAGTGCTGTTGGAAATGAGGGAATTGATACCTCAAATAGATTGGGACGGGCGCCGCCGCCCGCCAATTGTGTTTTGAAAGATGATAATGTTCTTACTGAAGCCATTTTAATTGTTCTCCGTTAGTTTAGTTAATATTATGATCAAACAGTTCCGACTACTTCGGAGAAGTCAACACCAGTTCTGGTGGCAACAAAGGTAAGTGTGATGAAGTTGATAGACTTCGTAGGTTTCAAGAAGATGTCTGCTCTAAACTCATTGTTATCAATGAGGTCGGGAGTGTTGTTTGTGTTGTCACATTTAACTACAAAGTCAAAAAGACCTCTCTTTGCTTGAACATCACGGAGGAAGGGTTCAACAGCGTTCACGAAACCAGATCTTGTAGTCTGGTCGTTGACTTCAAAGAGTCTTGAATTGGCTGCCTGTTCGATAGTTTTTTCAACCGTCAGGAACAATCTTCTTACGTTTATTCTATCAAAAGCGGAATCATAACCAAGTGCTGTCTTGTCACCAAACAGAACAATACCAGCACCTGGTTTGTTCATGATTGGATTAATTCTATTACTATAGAGTTGGTCTCTCTGTGTCTTACTTGGGTTGTAAGCCAACTTGACCGCGTCATTGATAGCTCCTCTTTGGGTACCAGCTGGTGAGAACCAAGGGAAGGATTCAGTGTCAGTTCTAACCATTGCTCCTGCAACGTCTGGGTTGCATGGGACGTAGACAAACTGATTATTGAATCTATCAAAAGTATACTTCCAACCACTGTCAAATACAGCGTAGGAGGAAGATGTCAGAGGTGCATAGAACTCAAGAACGTTCTGTACTTGTGTTGCAGAAAGAGTCTGACCGACAACGTCATCTCTGTGTGGGGAGATAACTGCTATACAATCCTTTCTAGACTCGGCAACCTGAATCAGTTTGTTAGCCTTAGCTTGGGAATTGATCTTATCAGGAAGACCGGGACCCATCAGGAGGAAGTCAACAGTAACTTCTGCGTCATTCGAGAAGACTTCATAAGAAGTTTGAAGATCTCCAAGTGTTGCTGGGAATCCACTATTTGATGTATAGTTTTGACCACCACCAAGAGTGTATGTCTTATTGCCAATGGCTGAGAAACTAATATTTTGTGCTGCTTGTCCCCAAGCTCCACCACCAGCTGTGATTGGTAAAGTTCCAGAACTAAAGTCAATAGCTTTTGGACTTGTACCTTGAACTGAGTCTTCAGCATTAGAGGGACTATAACCAGCGAAGATATACTTAGAACCGTTAATCAACGCGTTCTTGTAATATGTCCTAGTTGGTGCTTCACCATCAGCTACAGCATCAGATGCCTTAGAAAGGAAGGTGTGTTTCTCAAGAATATTACCTTGAATACCAGTGACACTACCACTGTCGTCAATAACTACAAGGTGGAGTGAGTCACCCGCGCCATTTCTAGAACCAGTATAGTTAGAATCAACTGGTCTGCCAGCGATTGTGTTCCAGAAGATTGGGTTATTGGTACCAATTGTTTGTTGATCATACCAGTCAAGTGCTGTTGTAACTGGGGCTGTATAACCGGTTGTAATACCTGTTGAGTTTGTAAAGATTAGTTGATTAGTTGCAGCGAACGCTCTAGTGGAGTCATTCTTAGCGTACTTAACTTTAGTCTCTGTACCAGCGGTGTCAACTCTCGAAAGAACTCTAACGTCAATCGAACTAGAACCACCAGCGTCTGTGGTAACACCAGTAACGATACCTTTAATGTAACCATTGAAAGATGATGTTGTACCAGCACCAGCAATAGCACCAGTGACAGCGGCTGTAACAGCAGTACCGACGACAACGTTAAGACTACCACCCGGTGCTACAGTATTGATACCCAGTGTTTGGTCTGCCGCGTTATCAATAAAAGCAACCTTCAATCCGTTAGCCCAGGTTCCGGGGTTCTTAGATGCGTAGTAGTAATTAGCAGCTTCCTGATAATTCTCTTCGTAATCGTCGTTGTTTTTGATCTTCAGTGTTGTAACATTATCAACACCAACACCAGCGTTTGCGTTTTTCAGTTCAGCGCCATCTGTTCTGATAACCGAAAGAACTCCACCATATGTAAGATACGATGAAGCTGACAACCAATATTCGTATTGTCTATCTGTAGACAGAGGTTTTCCAAAACCCTCCAATAATTCAGCTTGATTGACAACCTCAATTGGTTGGTCAATGGGACCGAGTTGGAAGGGTCCAGCAATAGCACCAACTGCGGCACTAATATTATCAACTCTTCCAACTGTTAAGTCAATCTCTCTGGTAAGAATACCGGGAGATAATTGAGGAGTCGCCATGTTTTTGATTCTCCCTAAATTGCTCAAGTTTAACTGAAATTATTTAGAGTTATGTGTATTTTCAGGGGGTAAAACGGGACGAAAACAAGGACAAAGTGACTACCAATCTGGATATTCCCAATCATTCATTGGTGATTTCTTCTTTCTGTCTAGAACAACTTTCCTTATGGTGCATTCCTTACAAATGTACGAGTATGATGATGCTACCGCTCCCTTATCCTTTCTTGTTCTATAAAATCCATCTATCAAATTCTTAATCTTATCACAAGATCTGCATTTTCTATCAGATAAAAGTAAGTGTCCTAATTTAAACTGGCCATCCAGATCCATAACCATCCTCTTTTATTTTTTCAAGTTTCCACAAAATGTATTCAATGGTCGGAACACATTGTGGATTCCAACCAACAAATCCTTTTGATTCTTTACTCGGAAGTTTCCAACAGGGAGCATCATCATTCTCAAGATCTAATGATTCACGATATGCATCATTACCCATCATTATAACTGCTCTTTCTGATTGATTTAAAAAACAGAAAGAATTAAAACACTGGTGTTTAATTATTTCAGGAAGATTCATTTCTAAGACGATTGATGAAGGGAACAATACGATCACGTTTTTCGTATTCTTTTATTAGACGTTCGGATTGTTTTCTATCTGTGCCACAGGGAGCATTTCTAAGACAGATTAGAATATGATCATGATCGCTAATCTCTGGTTTGATGGTAAACCCCCACTTGTCTAATTTGGGAATTACTTCTTTATCGATGTCGTGTATAAATTCACTCATTATAGGTAGTTCCACATGTAGTCCATTCCTCCTCCTTTGTCGCCATATTCATCGGTAAACCAACGGTCTCCTTCATCATCCACAAAAGAATCAACATTGAGTCCATCGTTAATAAAACCGAAGGGTGCCATATCTTGTTCAATTTGGTTCTTCTGTTCTTCATAAAGTCGTTTCCTAACATCTTGATCTGTAAGTTCTTTGAAGTAATCTTGAGCCACTAACCAAGCATAGATGACAAGACACATAGCCAAGTCATCATTACACCCTTCTTCTGCCTCAAATGAATTATGTTTAGAGATAAAAGTAGTTAGTTCTGAAATAATTTCATAGTCATTCATGATGAGTTTATCTTCCTCAATCATAGTTTTCAGATTAAGTGACACGATTTTCTTGACTGTCTTGGACATTTTAACGCCAAGTTGTGTTTTTGTCCCAGAAAATCCCTGACCAACGACTTGACCAGCTCTACCTCTCATAGAACACATCAGTAGGTTCTGATACTCAAGATCGTATTGTAAAATACTTGCCACCTGGTCACCAACGTCATTGACTTCACATAATATGAAAGCTTCATTATAACTCTTGGCTACATCATAGATGACACTAGGGAACAACATTGGTTTGATCATGTTATCCCTATACTTCGCCACAACCTTGTGTGGGAAAGTAGTTATGTCAACAACAACAAAAGCAGAGTAATCATTACCAACACCCCGTGCAACGTCAACAGCAATCGCGTAATCATGTTCATTTTCTGGTGCTACGTGAATATCTAATCCGGCGTTTGACTTACGCGGTCGTTCAAATACTAAAGATTTTAACTTACTAGGTGCAATCAGTGTGTCAACAGATCCTAAGAATTCACATTCAAACTCAATCTTAAATTGTTGTTCTGATGTGTTGGCAATAGTTTGTTCTTTCCAGACAGCATCTCTACCAGGAACTTCTGACCAGTGAACATCCGTGGGAACATATTCATTTTTATTTCTCTCCGCATCATGCCACATACGGTAGAAATGATTCATACCATGTGGGGTGGAAACGATGATTACTTTCGTTGATTTACCAGAAGTAATAGTAGGATAAACAGATGCAAAGAAGGCGTCCGCAATATGGTTTGGAACGAAGGCGAATTCGTCGAGGAAGAGAATGTTAAACGACATGCCTCGGACAGCACTTGCAGACGTAGAAGCTGCCAATATCTTACTGCCGTTTTCGAGCTCAATGTTTCCTTTGTTCCAGACGAGGATGCCTTGTTGCATCCATTTGGGTAGGTTTTCATATGCGGTTGCAAGTCTTGATAGGAGCTCCCTAGCAGTGGTTGCTTTGTTAGCTAATATTCCTATATTAACACTGTCATTAAAAATTGCATAGTGAAGAAGGTAAGATACACAGGTAGTGGATTTACCAGTCTGTCTTGGCATCTTACAGATATTAAATCTGTGATTATGAAATCTATTAATTAACTTCTCTTGAAAATCATAAGTTTTGAAAGGTTGAAGTCCATGATCCAGAGTCACAATCTGAACATAGTTCTGTGCAAAATACACAGGATCATCCTTACATTTAATATACTCCTCAATTTGTTCTTGTGTAAACTCAATTGGAGTATTAGCCTTCTTTAGAAGGGGATTACCAAGATATACATTATCAGCCATAAATCAATCAACAATTCCAAGCTCTAAGTGATTTGTTTATCCTGCTATCAGGATCTCTTGAAGTTTTAGCAGACGTTAATTTCTTCTTCATACCCTTCATTCTCGCACAAAAACTCTTTCTACGAGGGTTCCCAACTTTTTTTGAAGGTGCCTTAAGATCGCTTCCTGGGTTTTCACGTTCATACGACTTTCTACCTTTTTCATTCAATCCTCCTGATTGATTCTTACCAGATTTCTTTGTCCAGGCTGCACTCTCTTCGATGTCAGCCTCTTCAGACTTTTTTAGTTCGTACCCCTCTTTCTTCAGTTTCTCACGTTTGGCTTTAGACTTAGCGAGTATTCTATCTCTAGCTGCATCTCTATCACTTTTGGGGATAGGTGTAACAGCTCCTACCTTCTGATCAATGTCACCAGGGGCATAACCCTCATAGGATGTTCCCATCGGTTTGACATAATTATTGTTAGGACCAGGTTTAGCTCTGTCGCCGCCACCAGCAACTAACATAGTGTCACCAGGTTGTCTTAGAGCCAGATCAAATCTCTGAACCATACATCCGGGGTAGATCTTCTCAAGAGCTGCTGTTACTTCCTGTCTGGTAGGTTTCTTTACTTCAGGGAAGAACAACTTGATCATCATAAATTTACCTCTCCAGGAAAAATTGACGAGATAAACATTACCATTCTCATTAATTCTTGTTGATTCCTCAATAGACTCTTCTTCAACTGCAGTTGGATTAGAAAGTTTTTCAAGAACTCTATTTTTCTCATCAACTACTTCAACTTCTTCTTTTTTGACACAATTTGGGTATCTCTTACCAAACATAGTCTTCATACCTTTCTTCTCATATCCTTTCCAACATGCTTCATCAATAACTTCTACTTCAATACCAGCATACTTCATAGCTGCAATCTGAGTCTCAGTGAACTCAGGAAGGTCATAGAAACCTTCAAATCCTTCTTTCTTAGTAGAATTACCCCAGTTAGCTGCACCAACTTTACGACACTTCACCAATGCACCTGATGCATAAGCTGAAGGCCATACAGAATAACGAGACTTTACCTTACTGTAACAGGCGTCTTTAGTCCCACTACCTTTAGTCTTCTTGTCTTCTGCTTCGTTAAAAGTTTCTTCTTTCATTTTCTTCTTAGGTTTATCAGTAGAAACGTAGGTTGGTTTTGCTGCTCCAGACTTTTGTTGTTGTCCAGGGTCTTGTCTTGACTTTCTTGTATCAGCTGATCGAAGTTCTTTCTTCGACATACTGGCTTTCTTAGCCGAAGAGTAACACTTAGGTGTTCCTTTTTCACCAGGTTCATTGGCACAAGGGGAACCATCTGATTGAACCCATCCGGGTTTACCATCTTTGGATTTAGATTTACCAAACCAATCTCTAAGTCCCTCTTCTTTAATCATCACACACAAGAGTTTTTATTATTTATAGTCCAATAATAGTCAAAGGGTTTGACAATACAGTGGCTACACCTGTTGTGTTGTCAAACTCAATTCTATTACTTTCATAATCCAAAGTCTTCATTTTACCTAAATCAACACCGTCACTGGAAATACCAACAGCGCCACCACCAGAATTTACTTCGCTAATAAGTCTTGGCATTAGTTAGCAGTCTCCAATACTGAGAGAAGAACTTTTAATGTACTGTTAGCACCAGCACTTCCCTTAATCGAGTCATTAGTCGGAAGAACCAACTTCCCATCAAGAGTAATATAGGCATCATTGACTAGTACCTGAGCTTCTATGATGATCTCAGTTGTAGTAGAACTCCTTACATGTGAAATTGTCACAGTCGTAGCATCACTGGCATAATTGGTGACGTGTGCGTAAAGAACAATACCAGTATATCCAGTCGGTGCAGTGTAGATTGTCTGCTCAGATGTGGTGAGTACAATCGTTTCTGTCTTGAATCTATTGAGTGCTAACTGTGCCATTTAACTAAGTGCTAGA